AGACATAAATATTCCTTGTTATATCACATCAGCAAGCTCGAAGAGATACTGATGTGGTGCAGAGGGGATTAGAAAATTACGCCGGAACAAATCCAGTCATCGTCGGCGTTGCCACGGTGTACGTAAGCGTCAGCGAGTCATTCGGGGCCAGTACCACCGTCCCGCCCGTCAAAAATCCAGTACCGAGTGAGTACAAATTATTTGCATCACCACGGCTGACCGTTGCTGCTGAAATCGTTGCGCCATTTTGCCCAACAACAATGCGGATTGGGTACGGGTATTTGTTGACATACGCGACGCCTGTTGCCGGAGTTGAAATGACAATCGGCCCCGGTTGCACCACCCGAATTGATGGTGAGTAGACCCTGATTCGAGCCGATCCGACTGCGTTGAAGACAGGCCCGATTTGCAGCATTGAACCGTTAGCATTCGACACATTGGCACTGCCGCCGCCTGAATTATTGGCAGATACAACTCGCGGAGTCGTCATCCTGACCGGCCCAAGCGCCGCCTGAAATGCTGGATTGCCGTCAGTCGCCGGCTGGAATATTCCGCCGTCTGTCAGGACGTAGGTTGGTGCTCCAGCTTGGTAGTAAATCCGCTGACGAATTGCACATGAATCGAGTGGAGCAGCACCACCAGCACCATCATCAACATATAGCCAGCACGAGGCTTCCAACATGTCGCCTGCCGATAACTTGATGCCCGTCGCCGGAGTTCCGTTCTGCTTGATGAATTCGGTAAATATATTCATCAGCGCGTAGGCTTCCTGCACTGTCGTCTGACTTGACGCGCTCGGTGGCGAACCGGCAATTGTGATTGTGCCGGGATCGGTTGGATAGATAACTGAATACGTTGTTTCCGAGTCGTTACTATCCACAGTGAAGGGGCCATTCATCGATCCGGCAATGCTTCCCGATAGCCCCGTACAGGTGAATTTCTGTGTCGGTTGCATCTTGTGTGACGCGACTGTGAAAGTTAAGCGCCCCTCCGCCCAGGTAACTGCCGTGATGTTTTTTGCCGTCAGTCCTGTAATTGCCGAGCAGGTCGCTGTTACCTCAAAATACGGGCCATAGGTCGCATCAAATCCAATGGTCGGCGTACCCCATGAAATCGTCCCGTTCGTCCCCGAAGTTCCACCGTAATTCGTGAATCCTGGGATAAGCGCGATCGCTTCAGCAGTTACGTAGTTTGCGTCTGCGGAGAGATAGAATGAGCGACGCTTAGGCAACAGTGCCACTGAAGCATTGGCGACCATCTGCCCGACCATCATCGCGCCGCGCATGTTCAACTCGATTCCGTCAATCATGTATTTCTTGCTGGCGAACGTGCCGCCGTCCTTCAGCGCAGTAGCCACATCAACAAAAACAACTTGCCCCGGCAGAAGCGCGCACCATGCTTTTAATTGGCTATTGAGGTCGTCGCAAATGGCCTGTTTCTGTGCCGCCGTCCCTGATCCGGCGGCAGTCCATCCAGACGTAACGCCTCGATAAACTGAGACATCCATATAGGGATAGATCGACTCGACAATGACGGGCAGACCCAGGCGCAGAATCGCCAGAATATTGGCCTGGAGGTAGCCTAGTACCGTTGCTGCTGTTGGCGTCGTACCGTTACCTACCGCAATATCTGCACCGCCGTAATTGAAAATAACGGCGTCGATGTTCTTGGCTTTAGATGACAGCGATGCAAACGTTTTCCCCTGCGAGCGCGAGGTGCTATTCCAGTTTGCTGCGGTTATTCCGGTTCCGCCATCCAAGATGCCGTACTCAGCGACCAAAGTAGCATCGCCACGATAAGCACAAAACCACCACGGCGATCTTATGTCAGTAAATCGCGTTTGGTTTATTACTTCCGGCGTCGCGCTGTCGGTTCCTGCGGAACGCTCTTGACCCCAACATGCGATTCGGTAGGGGGCTTGCAGCACGTTGTTTGGTTGAGCAATTGACTTTGGCGATAATGGCGCAGGAGAAATTGTAATCTCCCCGGTGAGGGGATCGGTCGTCGCTGTCACAACTCCTGTCCAAGTATTGTTTTGGAAAGCATACATGGGATTAGCAGCTTCGTCTGTAATGGTACAGACAGTTCCTTTAAATACACCAGGATTACCTGCTGCATTTAAAGCAGTAAAATCTTTTCTTGTTTTATAAATTCGCATTATTAATTAACCAATAAAAAATCAAATATTGTGGTTCCAGTAGCGGCTGCATTACCTGTAACAACAAAAGATCCTGCACCAGGAGTGACCCTAACAGAAGTTAAGGTAGCATCTGCACTACCTAATTGCACAAATACTTTACTAGTGGCAGCACATTTTGAATTAGTAACTGTTACACTTCCACCCGCAGCAGCAAAAGCTGCCCTACCACTGGTAGTATTAATGGTAGTGTTTCCGGGAGTACCACTATTATCAGTGCTCACTGCCCCGAAATCTGTAAGACCAGTTACTGCGCCACTAGTAATAATATTACCAGGATTTGCTACAATTGAATTAATAGTTGCAGCCATATTAGTTACTCATTGTTACGGTAACAGCCGTAGCATTAACTATAACTCGTGCTCGGATATACTTCCACGGAGCATTAGAAACAAAACCATCTGTACCTGCACCAGCATTGGTAACAGTGCCAAGGGTAGTGGCAATAGCATTTACTCCATCATTAGAGACATCAAAAACCACGGTGGCCGCGCCAGTGGAAGTTACTTGAATAGCGGTAAGAGGGGCATCCTTATACATCCAAGAGCCAGTGGGAGTACCCGTAGTGCCAGCAGGAAGAAGATCTTTAACATAACCACTCTTAATAAAAACATTACTCATAATTAAACCTAACCTTATAAAAAAATAAGGGAAGAATCCAGCGATTAGGCCATCATCTTCCCCTATGGAATACTACAAATTAATACGTATTACCTTGTTGCGGAATGTAATAATCAATCCGCAGAATAACCGCACTAGTCAATGTTGCACTTGCCTTAGCATAATACAGAGTATCTGCCGAAGCCTGCACACCAAAGTTAGCACCAGCGGTATTACCAATATCCGCAAAACCCACAGTAACCGTTGGAACAGCATTGATAAGCTGAGTACCACCAAGAGTAGTACCTACGTTGATGGTTTGAGTTGCATTAGACACAGCAGTGTATGTCCAAGCACCACAAACAATTGCATACTTAGGTAGTACAAAAGCTGCAAATCCTACAGCATCTGCTGCGGTAGCTTCCACACGAACAATTTGAGTAGAAATTTCAATATTCGGAGGAGTAGTTCGGGTTACGTTTTGATTCGGCCTGATAGCCATATATTCTCCTTAAAGAAGGGAAGGTATTTCTACCCTCCCCTATTCATTAAGCCCCGGGTGATCCGTAAATCGCCCTTGGATCCGACCAACCAAACGAGTAACGAGCCGTAGCTTTAAACTTAGCATTCTCAGTGTCGAAATCATTATCCATCTCGAACTGATCACCACGCCGTTCAAAGTACTTCAGACCATCCTGCACATTAGTGAGAATGAACCAAGCATCCGGATCGGTGAGATAATGGTTAGTAACAACTTGATTGAATATACCCATATCTTTAATAGCATTCGGATCATTCAAATCAGTACCAACTCGACCATCAGCACCCAAGATACGTTTAGCTTCGAACTGAAGGGTGTAAGGAATAACCAGTTTCTGAGGTTTGGCAGCGATCAACAGACCCCTATCATCCCGGAAACCAGCAATATCAATAACTGCTTGTTCAAGAGCAGCTTCACTCAAGTCACTATCAACGGCAATACGATTCGAGAACCAACCACCAGCCACATTCGGGTGAGCCGTAGAGAGCAGGGATACACCGTCAGCACCGAGGTAAGAACCAGAGGTAGCATAGTTGTACACGTTAGCGGCAACAATTTCCTTGGTCTGACGCATCGAGCGAGCAAGAGCCTTCGCCTTTTTAGCACCAACCTTGGCATACTGATCATCTTCGTAAATTTCACGAGTGATGATGAAGCCTAGTGCATACACCACATGGTTGTAACGTGAGGTGAAACCTTGACGTTCCGTATCATAAGAGATCGGAGCACCTTCGTTTTTAACAGAAGCAAGACCGAAAGACGACAGACCAACATCCTCTTCATATGCTTTGTCCGAGGTGTTCTTCTCAAACAGTTTGTCCCATTCAACAGGATAGTCGTTGTACGATTTACCGTAGATGGAGTTGAGGCCAGGCCACAGAAGCTTCGCAAAGGAGCTTGAAGTAATAATACCCATATCTTATATCTCCTTATACGCCAACAATGGCATTACCCTGAGCGTGGGTAGTGATTTGCACAAGCACTTTGTTATTAGCAAAAGGTGCTTCATTATCCGGACGCTTAACATAACCAACGACGTGCAACGGACGAGTAGCAGAAGCCGTCGGTGCCGTAGCAGAAACAAACATCGTGGAGTTACCAGTTACCAAAGAGTTACCAGCATAAATCAAAGTACCAACGTCAGCATTTAGACCAATATCTGCAAGAGCGTACGACGCAGTAGATTGGGCTTCAAAGATGAGGTCAGGACTATCAGCAACCAAGACAAACGACTTAGTGGCAGCCGGGGCATATTGCGGGGTATCAAGAGCAATGGAACCCGTGGTCATCTTACCATCAAGAGGATCCAGTTTCGCATTGACAATACCAACAACAGCGCCGAGAATAACACCAGAGGTGTAGTTAGCAGCAGTTTGAGCAGTAGAGAGTGAAGCAACCGTAACCAAACCAGAGGTGGAGGCATTAGTGGAACGAACCACCAAGTCACCAACAAAGATTGGAATAGTCTCACTCACGGACACTTCGTAGATATTGGCTTGCCCATTATAGGGTGCGCCAGAGAAGTGCTTGACGGGTTTAAACCCGAAAACACGTGGTACATTAGCCATATTTTATTTCCTTTAAGTTTTCCCGATTAGCAGTTTACCATAATCTGCACCGGAATCTTTTCTCATAGATTGTTCGAGTTCTGCTATCTTCTGTTCTTTGTAAGCTTGGTCTTCATCATAGTATTCTTGTTTTTGACGCATCAAGAATCCTTGAACCCCATCACCTACAGAGACTTGGACAGGGGAGCCATCTTTCGATGCCTTACCCACACGACGATCTCCAATTGTAATTGTGCTGTCAGTGACAACCTCATATCCTCGTTCCTGAAAGGAACTAATACGATCACCAATATCATTGACAATACGATAGACATACCCAGGTTCTTTACCCTTGATGCCCAATACTGAACGATTGGCTAGTGGAGTGCGCTGTGCACGAGTTGCTTTAATAGTCATTATTTTTCTCCTCGAACTTTCTTGAGTTCTGCTATGTACTCTTCCTTGGTCATAATTTTCTGGCGAATAAAAGTATTCATAACCTTTACTTCATCTTCCGACATTTCAAACTTCTTAGAGGGACTGGAAGCGTTAGTGGATCCTTCTACTGCACCAGGCTTACTACGATTAGGATTAACAAACTTATCTTTAAACTTGGACTTAATTTCATCTGTCACGTATTTTAATACCTCAACTGGATCAAGATCTGGATTCTGCTTTGCATAAACTTCTCCAATCAAATCAGCATGTCGTTTCATTGCTGGTTCTTTAGCATACCATTGATTCTTATCTACCCATGCTGTAAATCGTGGATCTACAACAGGAGGCATAGACTCTTGATATACTTCTCTTGCTTTCTGTTCTGCCTTCAAATCCGTGAGTAGTTCTGTAGTCTCTAAATAAGCATCTGCATCCCCAGATTCTAGATTCTTTTTCTGGGCAGCTTTCAACTCAGCTAGGGCCTTCGAGTATTCTACTCCTTTCAATTTGGAGTGATGTTCTTGTAGCATCTTCAGGGCTTTCTTTGTATCTTTAAGATCTCGACTCATCGTGTCAATCTTACTATACAGTTCCCCACGTTCTACAAATTCTTTAGCATCTCTCCACTTGGATTCGTCTCCTGACCATTCTGATTTAGGACGCCATCCTTGTTCAATGGCTTGTTGTTCAATATCAGAATATTCAGAAGTTTCTTGTTCCTGATCTTCGTTCTCTTGCTCAGGAACTGCTTCTTCACCAATTGTTTTAATGATCTCTTTGTCCATTATACTTCCTCTTTTAAGATTACTAGAATGTCTTCATCATTGACTACCAAATAAATGGTATCATCAATATCTTTAATTTCTTTCCCACTATATCGAGCAATGACAACTTTGTCACCTATCTTAATAGTCGTCTCCCCACCCCCATAATCTGCGAAGGCTGTCTCTCCGATGGATACAACGGTGGCAGTTTCGATGGCCTTGCGTTCCTTTTGAAGTAGTTCTTTTGGAATCACAATGCCGGATGGTGTCGTCTCTTCCACTGCGTCTGGTTTTAGGAGGATGCGATGTAAAATTGGTTTTATAGACAATGGGAGTTCCTCTTGGAAATATTAAGCTTTGCTGGAATAACAGCAAAGTTAGACCAGATATGTAAACCAGAAACTAATTTACCCTTTAATGGGACAATGTGATCTACATGCCATTTACCACCACAAAGATCTTCCCGCAGTTTTGCTAGTTTTCTTGCCTCTGAAAAAACAAAACTAGTAAATTCTTTATCATAATAAGCACGCTTAGATCGAGTTCTATAGGCAGCATTGGCATTGTAGATATAATCTTTGTTCCGATCTCTCCAAGATTTATGGGCCTCTTTAAGTGCGTCTGAATGTAGTTCTCTGCGGGTTGCATTCCAACGTTTTACATCAGCTTTATATTTTTCTGGATCAGATTCTTTTGTAAGTTTCTTTTGTAGAAGCACCAAATCTCGATTAGCTATTCTCCACTTCCGTGCTGCTTGCCTTAATTGTTCTCTCCGTTTCTCTGAGATTGGAATAATCATCTTTACTGACCATCCAAATCTTCTACCGATGCTTCCAAGATGTCTCGTTGTCCTGCAATGAAACCTCGGAACCAACTATCTGAGATACTATCTAGACCAGCAGAACCGGCTAGGTTTTCTTTTGCCTCTTCAATCCGTTCTTGGACAGAGTAAAAGAATGCTTGAGTTACTGGATCTAACTTCCAATTAGAAAAATCACTATGGGAAATCACCGACATTTATTTCTTCTCCTTTGAGGGTTTTAGTTTTGCTTGTTGTTGTGCTATTTGCATCTTCTGCTGTGCTTGGGCTGCTGTAGTCATCATATTAACTTGAGCCTTTTGAGCACTTTGTTGTAGTGCTGCTGCGTGTGTTTCTTGTGCCAACTTAGCACTAAGGATAGCTTCAATTTGCTTTCCTTGTATTGCTACTTCTGCGAGTTGCCTCTTTTCCGCAATCTTTTGTTCGGAAGCTGCCTTCTCTAGTTGCAGTTTTGCTGCCCCTACTTGCATTGCCATTTGAGCCTTTTGAGTCTCAAGTTGCATTTTCGTTTTCATTTCCTCTTGTTTAGGATCAGGCGGAGGAGGAGAGGGTTGCTTCATGTACTTCTCAGGTTGCGGAATCTCGTGTGCTTCCATGTACAATTGAGTCACTGCCATTGGATCTAGCGTACCTAACTGTAAAATCTGCATTAATGCTGTTACTTTTGCCTGTTTCTCTTGACTAGATACAGCAGTAGGATCTGCACCAGGGATAATGTCATCCGCAGAGCCATTGTAATCCGACTGTTCTACCTTTACATCAATAACTGAGATGTACTCTTCAGGATTGAGGTACTTCTGGTTTAGTTTGTAGATCTTTCGGAACTCTTTTGTAAGAGAGCGATAGACTCGTTTATAAACCGCAGTGAATACCTTCATCCCTTGCTCAATGGTAGCCATTGTAGTGGTAGCAGGGGTATTTTGACCCGGCATCTTACCTACAAAGATCTCTGCCACTGATGCAAGTTCTTTTCCTGACTTCAAAAGAAGGTCAAGTAGTGAAAATAACACCTGACTGGGATCTCTTACCGGAAGAGCGAACACCTGCTTCTTAATATCATCTCCAGTAGCATTAACTACCTTCCATTCACCAGGTTGGAAACGGGATTCTCCCATTTTCATCCTTAAACCCTTACCGATAAACCCAGTTTGTAAGTTACTGAGGGATCCAGCATCAACCAACTGATTAATAATAGTATTAGCACTATCATTAATAGGGCCAAGTAGTCTACCAAATCCGATATCGTAGAAACCCCCATCCGGATTAGGAATGAAGCTATACTTTGTGTAATATTGTTCCGCTTCAATTGATACTACCTTCTCATCCTCATCCAAATAAACAGAGTCAGCAATAAATCGAGGAACAATTCGTAATACTTCCCTACTATTCTCATCTACAGTAACAATATAAGGTTCTGTATAACCGTCACCATCCAAATCTAGATAAGTATGTTGCTCCAAGATGGTGTAAGGTGTTGTATCATCCTCAGTAGTTTCCTTTTGAACGGAATCTTTAGTTACACTAGGCTTAAAAGAGGAGGAAGCAGTAGGATCCCCCAACTTACAGTCCAAAAATATCTCACGATTAATACGTTCTTTTACTTGACGCTTCGTTAGAAACAAAACTTCTGTTATTCTTTCTGCTTCTTCTAATGATCTTGTGTTGTAATTAACAACAAGATACTTAGGAAGAACCAATTTAGAGCAATTAACCTGTCTTGCTGAGTCCCAATAAGTCTTTTTAAAGCAAGTTCCTACAATAGGAAGAGTAAGTAGCAGTCTATCCATATCCTCTTCCCAATCTTGCATTTGATTGAGTACCTGATAGGACATATGATCAGAGATTCTCTCTGCTCTATTGGACTTTTCCCCTGTTTCATCAAAACCAACGACTTGGCATTTAACTACTTTGCCATTAGAGGGTACTAAAGTGGGATAAGAACGGGCAGCGAACTGCATTGCGGCAGTTGCCAACAGTGGAAATTTGATGTTAGCAGCGCCCGGCCAAGGATAGGTCTTTGGCTCACTAATTTGTAGAGCAAGTTGTGTCCATTTTTCAAGATCTTTCTCCCAAGGCTCTCGCGTAGTGAGATCATTTAAATAGCCCTCTACAGCTTGATTACCAATTGTAATTAGGTCATCTTCTGAAAGTTTAGTGGCAACATTAGGAAGATCAATGATATCCTCAAGTTTGAGGGGATCTTTATATTCTTGATCTGTTCCCTCAAACCCTTCATCAGTAGCCAGTCGTTTCTGATCTGCCTTGCTCATTTAAGCCACTTTCTTTTTGTTCTTGTTCATACTCTTCATCTTCAATTTCTTCCTTGGTTGGGGCATCAACTAGCCGATCTATCATTAAACCTAAGTAAGCAATTCCATCTACTTGGTCATCATGTTTATCTCGTGGAAAGCGCATCAGTTCATCTTCCAATGTTTGATACCAGTCCGCAGATTTATCAAACTTAACTGCTCCTGCACGCATCCGAGCTTGTATAGATCTAGCTCTTGTTTGTTTGTCTGCCCTGTGTGGCTTCAGAGGAATGATATTAATGAACACATTCTGTTCTATCATCACTCTGTTTAAGAAAGGGCCAATTGCTTTTGTAATTTGTGTGTCTTCTATCCCGAAGGCTAGAGGATCATACACCCGTTGTAGAGCAAGCATTGTATCTACAATCTGAAGACCATCCATTCGATCTCGAATAACATTCTTGATGTGAAGGATACCATCTTCATCCATTCCTCCTACTACGAGTACTGTGTAGTCTGCCCTCTCTTTTTCTGAAATAGCAAAGTCACCAGCAATGTAATAGTTTAGTTTCTTCTTCTTATCTTCTTCTCGAATAGACGAAAAGTCAGCTTTCTTGAAGAAGGTATTTGACTCATCAATTGGGATATTAAGATATTCTTGAGAATAGACATCCGCCAATCCTCTATCTATGTAGTCCTGACGAATCTGTTTAAACTCTTCTGCTGTCCTGCGTTCCGGCCACAAAATCTCAGAGTATGTGGAGTTGTGTGCCTTGTACTTAACTGCTTTCCATTGACTAGAAGAACGAGTAGAGTAGGTCTTGAGTTCCTCATGAACCGTCATCTTATCATTCTCTTTAGGCATTAAGCCTTCTAAGAAGGAGTCCATATGGAGAACAGTTCCTACGATTCGGAAGATACCATTCTGGGAACGACAAGGGAGGAGAGCACCATAGACCCATCGCTTAAACTTCTCACGGCGTTCTTTGTTCATCACGGCCTCATCCGATTCTATGTCGTCGCATACAATGAGATCTGGTCTAGCTCCGTTCCAGAGCATACCCCGTAACTTCTGTTCACTACCTTTAGCAATGATTCTAAACTTAACACCATCTACGAACTCTACAATAATATCTGTTTCCGAATCCTTGATAAATTTAACTTCGTTATTGTCATTCTTTTTAATCCCGAATAATTCTATAATATCTTGGTTATCTGTTAATTCTTGTTTAATCTGTCCTAAGAACATAGCAGCCTGAGCTTCTGTATCCGATACTAGAAGAACAAAGCGGCGTTCTCGAAACAGAACACAAGCAAGCACATAACTAAGAGAAATCGAAGTGCTTTTTGCATGGCCTCTGGGCGCTCCGATTGCTACAAATCTATTAGTGGACGCACACATTTCCCACATCTCTTCATGAAACGCTGGTATTTGGGAAGCATCATCAAATCTCTTTATTAGACAAGATCCCACAAATCCCTTAATAGTATTAGCAGTAAGTTTGACTTGTGGGGTTTTTGCCATTATTTTTTCTTCTCTCTCTTTGAGGTTTCAGATCGCATAGATCCATCAGCTTTTCTTGCAAACGATCTATTCTGACCTGGGTTTTGAATGAACAAATTCGCGAGGCCATTCTTACCTCCACGACTCACAGCTTTCTTATGACCCACATCACCTTTAATGGCAGTGGGTTTCTTACCAACTTTTTTAGCCACTTCTGCCCTCGCTGCATTTCTAGCCGCCCTGTCCTTCAATCTCTGTCCTTTTTTATGCCGATGATCCCAAGCTTTTTCAGCCTGATAATCTCTCTTGCCATTTTTCATGTACGGAATGATAGTTCCCCTTTTGTAGATTATCCTTTGGCGGGAGAATTTGTAGATTATCCCAGACATGTAAACCAGAAACATTTTTACCACGCAGAGGAATAATATGATCCACATGATAACCAAAATACTGAGCCTCTAGGTAAACATTTTGGATGTCGTCTATGTTTGCCCATCCTGGTGTAGCGTGTTTTATAACATCCCGTCGTCTTGAATTATTAGCAAGAAATTTATATTTATTTTCTAAATAATATATTTTATCCCGTTCTTTATATCTTTCAAGATTTTCTTCTCGGTGTTGTTTCATATAGGCATTACGAGATTGTTTATAAGACTCTTTTGATTTATTTACATAATCCTTACATTTACTAGAACAATATTTATAGCGAGGGTGATTTTGTTTTGGAATAAAAACTATTCCGCAACAACTACAAATTTTGTTAGTAGTAAAAGGCATTACAATCTCCTACCTAGAATACAGATAGCTTGTACTATAGTTATTAAATCATTCTGTTCTGCAAGAGTTAGGGAAGGGAAACTATTCTTCGTCCACGATTTAACCTGAGTGGGAGTCTTAGTAATAAATGCCTGAAACTTATTATCCGCTAGTATCTCAAGACGCTCTTGATTTGAGCGAATAGCTTCTGCCGCTGCTGCAATCTCTTCCGGTGTGAGAGGATCTTCTGGATCGGGGGTATTTCCCTCTTTCACCCATTGAAGATATTGTTGGTAATCTTGGTTGCGTTCGTCCATTGGGATAGTGCTGTTTTGTTCGCTATCAAAAATGAAGTTATTTTTTATTTTATATTTCATTTTATAACTCTATAGAAAGTTTGATAGGAGTGCTATTACTAAAAGCAACAGTTCCTGATGCCGTGGTTCCAGACCCGTAGTATGATATTGACTGTTCGCTATATGTGGTCAGAACAGGAGTGTTACATTGAGTTAAACTCCACGAAGGGGCTGTTATTGTTGGTAATGCTCGCATTGTCACTGGGTATGAATATGAAGCAACAAAGTTGGAAGTAGCGACAACACAATATGTATTCTGGTATACACATTCTATTGGCGTTTCTTGGTAATATCTCTGACATGCTGCCAGTGCCTCGTCAAGAGATTCTGGAACAAATGGAGTGGCTATACTCCCTGTCTCTAACTTAAAGTCTCCAATAATAAAATCTTTTGCTGTCACTGCTCCAACATTAGCAAAACCAGCCTGGGCATATAATCCTAATGTTGCTTCAGCGGCACCAAGAGTGTAAGTCCAAGATATTGCTGTTGCCGTGCCTGATGGGATAGAGAAGTTTCCACTTGTTGAAAGTGCTGTTTGGGCACTGAATACATCAGCGGTGGTAGTTGGTTTGCCTATAACAATCGCCGCGTTTTGAGCACTACCCGTGTTTTGATAAACCAGACAGGAGACTGTAACCTGCTTGCTATTCAAGCCTACCGTGTTAAATGACTCTACCCGTTGCTGGAAGTAAATACCCCCCACACCCGTAGTTGTAGCCTGAACTTTTTGAGCATACCCCGTGGATGTCCAAGTTGCTCCGGAATATCGTTGGATAGTTCCCGATCCCGTCGTACCAGCCACTTGCACCGCTATTCTATCCGAGCCACCATATGTCCAGGAATTGAGAACAGCGGCCACATTTCCACGTTGTGCTACAACACATCCACCGTTGATGATGTAGTTTTTACCAGAAAAGGGAGCAACGGTTGAAGCAACAAATGCAGTGGTTGCAATGGACGTATCATTATCCCCCACTGTAGGAGTAGGGGCGGTAGGGTTGCCAGTGAAAACCGGAGAAGCTAAATTGGCTTTTTCCGTGTCTAGTTCATTGATGGCAGCTTGCACAGTAACTGCTGAAATTCCTCCTGCGGGAGTATTAGCAATGTTAGTTCCTGGAGTACCCGCTTCCAATTTATCTGTATTCAGATTATTGAAATTGGCATCCATCTCAGTGTAAGTTAGTGCCGTACCTTTTACTGCTCTCGTTACAATAGTTGACATTTATAAAACTTCCAAAATATATTGTTGTCCCAAGTGGGGATTAGGTGCATAGATATAACCATCATCCACATAACGAAGTGTATTAGGAACAGTAGTAAAAACCAAAGTGGGAATTGGACGGCTTTCTGGAACTGTAATTTTGTCCTGACGAGTACGTACAAAATCCTGTGGATGTCTCATCTCAAAGTCAGCAGGACAGACAATGAAGCCATCCCACCGTTTCCTTGCAATACCAGACTTAATCTTTCTCGAACACACATCACAGATTATATTGTGTTGTCCAGAGATGTATGTATTTCGAGACATAGATTATCCTAAGTTCTTTAGTTTGTACAAAACCTTCATATAGACATGTTGAAGTTCTTGGAGGATATTGTCCAGAGCAGCAATATCATTAGTAATTTCTACACTGTTGTTATTAATCCAAGTAAGTTCATCAGACAGATGTTTGATGATGTCTTTTGGACATTTACCTCCATCCAATTCCTCTAGTTCAATTAAACCATAGAGTCCTTGGTAGGACTCCACCAAGCTATCAATAGCGTCTACAACGTCGTTATAGAACTCATCTAGCGCCATATGTACAGCGTAGGAATGAGTGTGCCAATGAGAGAGATGAGTAAGTCCCCGTGTGAGGAAAACTTTATTGACTAGTTGTTCTATCATCTATTTGCACTTCTTCGTTGTTTTCTTCGATTTGCACTTCTTCATCATTAACCTCGTCGTAGTCACCGTCAATATACTCATCAATTATCTTTTCAGGTGCAACCTTCTCTCCAGCAAACTTAGCAAATTGTTCTGCTAGTTGTAAGAGTCTTTCAGATTGATTCAAATCTGAAGTCTTAATGGAAGTGGGTTGCTTACGAATGAGTTGTCGTTTGTCAAACAAACCGGAAGCAACTCTTTCCAAATCCCTAACCTTCAGTGGTATCTTTACAATTTTCCCTGTCTTCTGGTCATACTGATAATCTCCTTGTTCGATACGATCTACAATGAGATCCAGAGCCTTATCAATAACCTTCGACATTTTATTGTCTGTTCTTTGTCCTTCTCCCGATTGAATATCTTCAATCGTTTCTTTCCACCAATCACTATAATACTTCCATTTCTTACAAGTGATGTAAGGAACATTGCAAAGACGACTAGCCTCGGACAGATTGCCCAAAGCTAGATAGGTGGTTAGTACCTCTAGTTGTTTCTTTTTTGTCCAATGCCCCAACTCGTGAGGTTTAGTCTTCTTATTTTTTACATAGACCAGGTGGCCCAAAGCAGTCTCCTTAGACAAAAATTCTATCATAAATTCAATTGCGCGTATTTTACAGATCCAGATAGAAAAGTCAATTACATTACCACAACATTATAAAATAAGCTAGGTATTATGCAAATAGTTCTTGACATTTGTTTAAAAGTATGCTAGACTTCTGGTTTTAGAAAGGAGTAGTAAAATGACAGAAGAAGAAATAGAAATGTTGCGAGGATCTTGTGGAATGTATCCCAGAATAGGACAACGGGAGATATACATGAAATATCTTTATGAGTCAGGAATGACTCTACAAGGTATTGGTGAGTTGTTTGGAGTTACTAGAGAACGTATTAGACAAATAATGTCTAACCGATTTAACACCTCTCGGAGAAACAAACCAGAGAAAAATTTAATCCCTCCTCCTACCTACAAAGAAAAAATCAGAACTAAGCTGTTACAAAACATGCGAGTCAAGTCTGATACAGATTGCTGGGAATGGACACGCGGAAAGATTCCTACTGGTTATGGTACTATGTCGTACGGAGGAATAAAACAATACGCCCATCGTGTTGCTTACGAAATCTTTACAGGAGAAAAATTAAAAAATTCTGGTAGAAATACAGCGGAAACTATCTGTGTTTTGCATCGTTGTCACAATCCTGCTTGTATCAATCCAGAACATCTTTATTTAGGAGACCAACGAAGAAATGCTTATGATAGAGCACATCCCCTAGAAAATTTAATTTATATAGGGTAATGTGATTGTAATTTGTTTTTAGATCTGCTAGACTTTTACTTGTTCTTTGGAGGAGTGTATATTGTGTGCTCTCCTCCCCCAATTTTCTTTTTGTTTTTTTCTTTTTTCCTGCGAGGGGACACCCTCTCTCTTTTATATTAGGGATGACAGGTAAGCTCAACTACAGACAATGCTGTGGGGGGTAAGGGGGGTTTGCTCTTAGTTTTAGTTTTCTTTAGAATAATATACCGTATAATATATAGTAAAGCATATTAATAATAATATATAATATAATAGTACTATAAAAGCTTGTCAGTAATCCCTCATACTTCAGTCAGTGAGGGGTCACGTAGTTACCCCGAACCTATTAATGTACTATTTATGGAGACTCCCGTAAGGAGTCTCCTTTTTATTTGTCTTTCTTATCCCCCCTATATTATAAAAATATATAAAAATATAGGATGACATGGCATCACTTAATTAACACTTACAAAGTTTCCCCCCACCCCCCTTCTAAATACACAACCCTCTCTATTATTAATTAACAATGTTGTATTTTAGCAGCACAATCACTACAAATAAGCCTGTTTTGTGGTATTTTAGCAGCACTTTGCCTACAATAACCTACTTGGTTAGTAGGGTATTATACACCACTCTATCTACACAATCTGTTACACACTGTTACATAAGGTTACACGTTGTTACATTCTCTATCTACTATAAGGAGTATCTGCTATGATCCACCTCGTCAACAACTACCTTCTCTCCCTCAATCTCCATGTCCTCACCATGAACCAATACCGCACGCTGATGCACATGGTCATGTCCACTGTTGATGATGCTGAAGAAGAAGCCATCAACTATCTCCAAACCTACACCAACAAAGACCACAAGCGTTATTACAAGAACAACAATGCCGGTGATAACTGCCTCTATTTCTTTCTTCAAATGGAGAACAAGCACTTCGTCAGGACTCCTTGTACTCTTTCATACATCCAAGCTCACGACATCTGTGAGTTCTTACTCCTCAACCATGAAGAGGCTAACAAACCTTAAACTCAAACACCATCCATCCCCAATCCCCTTCCTTGAAGGAAGGGGTATTTTAAAACCGAAAGGACTATCATGCTACATCTCCTCAATACCTATCTCCTCTTCCTCAATCTCCGCACTCTCTCTCCTATGCTCTGGATCTCCCTTAAAGATCAACTCACCTACCCTGAAATAGAACTTGCCATACCCATCTGGCAATGGCTTCAAGAGAACACCACGGCGAGTAAAAAAGCCATATATCACCACAATGCTTTCAACTCCTTCTCCACTTGGATACAAAATAATTACTCTTCTGTCCAGATGACTACCTATCGTCTCACGGATGATCAAGCCAAAGACATCCTCACATTCCTTCGAGCCAACAAGGAATATCTATGACCATTGAAGAACAACGGATACGCAACCTCCGAGCTAATGATGCTTCCTTGAAGCTTCGAAGAAGCGCCGCTCTCCGCCTTCACGAGAGGGCCATCATGCGTCCCGATCAGCAACAATTATTAGATCGCATTCACAGGCTTGTGCAGCGTCACCAAGAAGGTACTGTACATGAAGGTTCATTGTACCGCCGCATCGTTGCCTTACATTTCTTACACTCCAAACGTTACCATCGTTGAAAGGACTATCATGTTCAAGGTATTTATTCCCGCTCTCAACCGTTGGATTGAGAATGTCCCTGTAACCGAAGCACTCGTCTATAAGGAAGAAGGCTACACCGTTGTTCGGCAATCTTAGCAGGCTCTTAGTCTTGTAATGTTGGATGTTGAAAGGGAATGAAGGCGCCCTCGACCAAGTTACATGGCAGCGCAACATCCACATTAGACAACACACCTGACTACGTGATACATAGGAGGTCGGTCATGCGCCACGCCCAACAACTGAATAGGAAGCAATACTACGGGCGTGGAATACTGTCCTATCTACGAGTTCTCTCTCTCTCGGATTGTGCTATAGAGTTTAGTGCATGGGTTGCTTCTTTCGTCAAGGGTCTTCGGTCAAGCGTCATCCATCGACACGTTCCCAAATGTTTCTGTAATAGCACAAACATGCATCAAACAACCAGGGCAGCGCAGAAACAAGGAACGCATCGCTGGCTGCCACTCGCCCTCGATGCCAGCCAAAACAATTTTCTGCTCACCACTTATGGTCGATCATGTCCCTCACTCCAAACACCACCATCTCGTCACCCGTAGATCCACCATCCAGAAAATTCTTTCGTCTGTCACTAAAGCCCTTGACTAAATTAGCACCACGGCGCACAATTCAAGAGTTAGGATGGGCTTCGCCCTCAAGTTGAAGGACGCTTCGCGTAGCTTTTCATTGCACGCCTCATGCCCTACCATGTCAGCGCACAATACCGTGCGAGAGAGAAGGAGATTCAAATGTACCTAAAGCTTCTGGTTATCAGCATCTTGTGGTTAACAGCCGATTGGTTGTCAGCTACACTCTCTTCAATACTTCTAGGAGTCAACTAACATGACCAAAGATAAAACAGCAATCGCCATCATCCGCCTGGCACTCGACAACAACGTACCTCTCGCTAAACTTGCTGGATTTGTTGAGCAACTCATTGATGTTGCGTTCATCAACTCCCAGTTCCAGGATGGTATGTTCCGTGCCAAGACCATGGTTGAAGCATTCAACATCATCTCTGACCAATTTGGTCACCAATGATAGAATGAGTTCTTCAAGCCTGTTATGAGCAGGCTTGGGGTCGGTCATTCGTCCGACATTTACTTCATATACTTCAAAAGGAACTATCATGTTTAACTCCATCCGCAAAACCATCGCCTCTTCCATTTCAGCCCTTGGAAATGCAATCGCCCCTTCTTCCATCAACATTCAAGTACCGGTTGGTGCCAAGTCCCTCACCTATCCCCAGGTTCCTCAGCACCTGAAAGACCAACAGGAAACCACGCAGTCGTATACTGGCCAGTTCCACGTCAGTCACTTGGAACTCCTGGGTTCTACGTATCTGAAGAACGCCGTGGCTCAACTCGGTGCCTGGTCTTGCCTCGCTCGTGCATTCAGTGAGTACGAGCGCACCTTCGGCAACAAGAAAGCCACACCTGCTAAGTTTGAATCCTTAGTGGAAGAATTCCACTGCTGGAATGCAGCGATTGATCCGAAGCGTCAAATGTCAGAAGAGGACATCATGCTAGCCGCTGATAAAATTGCCACAGTGCGCCCCGCAAAGGGCAGCAAGGACACGGATACCATCATTGCACGCATCCGCAAATGCAGCGTAGCTGAACTCAAAGCACAGCGTGAGGATGCTGCGGCCAAGCAAAGTGCCAAGCGCAGCGAAATGCTGACTGGCTTCCTTGCAGCAGTTGGTCATTTCACAGGCAGTGATATGGATCCTTCCATCTCAAACAGCAAAGCAGCAGCCAAGGCCATCCAGACTATCGAATGGATCGCCAAGCAAGACTGGGATCCGAGTTTCGTGGCAGGTGAATGCCTTCTCATCGAAGCTGACCTCAAATTCTTGGAAGCTAATGCCAGGAAGGAAGAAGAAACCGAGCAGGGTACATTCGTCAATGGCACCCTCAGCAGCGACGGCATGGTACGTAATGCGATGGCAGAACCCCGCCGTAAGTTTGGTGACAGCAGTGAACGTAACAACGTTGAGCGTCCTATGAATCCAGTCCTCAACGAGCATGACCACGAAGCCTTCCTCGATTGGCAGGCAGAGCAATACAAAGCAGCTTAGTAGGTAACACAGAAGCCTGGGCTACGGCCTGGGCTTCTTCTGTTTTTCCACATCAATACTTCGGCGCGGAAGCGCCTCACATAGAAGGAAACACCAATGGACATCATCGGAGCATCATTCACCATCACTCTTATCATCCTCATCTTAGCCTGGCCCTTCCTCGCGATCTACATTGCACAGCGCATTGCAGTACCGCGCACGCGTCAAGGCTTCCAAACCTACGATTACCACGACGTGTGCTCAAACAAAAACCATCCGTGCACCTGCGATACCAAATGCCCTGCCGACACCGGAGGCCAGGCCACGAAAGGTCGGTCATAACAGTTGCAACCTCTCAATGAACAAAAGCAAGGAAGAACATGAACAAAAGCAAGGAAGAACATGAACTAAAAGCATGGTTAGAAAATTATCTAACTACCGATAAACAACCAACACATGAATGGCACAAACCATCCATCAACGATTTATCTCCCACACTCCCGTGGAAAAACCCATTTGCTTCTGAAAGGAAAAACACATGCTATACGACGCCAAAACTCACAAACCTGTCTTTATCCCAAAAGGAAAAAATATGTCTGACCATATGAAAGCATCTATCATTGAAAAGTTGGAACCTCTTCCAACAAAGCATGACTCCTTCTTTCGTATTGAAGAACGTGCGAGGATGAAATAATGAAACATCCCAAAATTGGTGAAATCATCTACGCCTACTCTGACCAACAAGAACGAGTAGGCACAACATACTTCTTATATTCCACTCAAAATAACGCAACAAAAAATCTCAAAAAACTGCAAATAGAAGCTAAAGAAAACATGTGTGATCCTGAAGAGGAAAGATGGGATAAAGATAAAAACGATTGGGTTCCAGTACATAGACCTGAACGTGAAAACGACATCATCATTTATGAAATGAAAAGGATAGCATGACTACTCTAATCATCATCATTGCTTTATTCACCTGTTAGGCGTTATACTACCAATCAAATCACCCACCACCCCCATAATATTCCCGACAATTTAACACCGCAATCCCGCCAAACCCTTGATAATAGGAGTCGGTATGGTAACCATCAAAGACCTCATTGAATTTCTGTCTCAACTTGATCCCAATCTTCCAGTACATTTGGACAAAGATGGATGGAATCATAATTGTAAAACGGCAGCAGATGCCATCGAAGATAGTGGTATCTTCTACCCACACAAAACAGCCCTCATCATTAATAACTAAAGTCGGTCATGACATCAAAACCAATTAAATGTAAAAATTGCAACACAGAACACTACCACATCTTCCGATGTCCTGGTTGTCTTTCAAAGACACAAGAAGATAAAATCAAACTCCCTACTGGAGTATTCTCCCAAAGGATTGCAAAAGAACGGGAAAATAATCTCCGAATCCTGCGCCCTCATATCCAGGAATAGAAATGAAGAAACCCATTAAATACTATCGTCCAATGAATCTTACATATTTTGATGTAGGGAGATCCACTGTTGTTTTCACTTTATATACCGAAGAAGAAAAACAACAACGTATTCTAAACGGTTTGGAACCTAGGGATGGCCGATATCAGATAACATCTACCCTCACCAAACGCAACCAGAAAACAGGAGAATTCTGGACATTAAATTCCCATTACATTCCTAAGGAACCACAATGACCACAACAGCAGAAAAAATTGCAATTATGCAATCATTCGATGCAGGCAAACGTATTGAATGTCGCGAAAATCTAGATGATAAAGAGGAAAATTGATTTGTAATCCAACAACCCTTGTGGAACTGGCACCATATGGACTATCGCATCGCTCCCAACCAACCCAAACCCAAAACAATGGTATATGCCTATTTAATACAGTATGATACTACTACCAAATGCTTGGCCTATTTCACAGAACCTAACCTACCCAAGCCTATATATCAACGTGTTCCATCTGAAGATAAGGAAATAGAACTATGAGTTGGAAAGGACGCAACTATCCTGTTGTTGTTTCAAGCAAGCCTCAATCTAAAATGATTGAGCATTCCATCAACAAATATCCAGTTAGTCATTTTGTTCCTTATAATGAGAAAGGAAATTTCACTACAAAATATTGGAATAAACATGAATGTGAAATCTACATTGAACAATTAGCAAAACGAGGTTATGTTGTAGATGCTCCAATAAAAACTAAGTATGGTTTTTATGGAAAAATCCAGGCAATCCGTGATATCCCGGACACAGGAATTAATTTCACAGAACAACAACCCAATATATTCATCATTCAGAAATACTTGGGAAATGCTGCACAACCAGCAATAAATAATCTCCTATATGGAGAACACGAACTCGAACTCCTACCCATAATTACAACAAAAGGAACACTACCTTGCTAGTTAAACACATCACGCCATCAGAATTCGACATCTTCTACAACCAAGGTTGGGATCATTGGGGAAGGTTTGTCATCAAAGACAACAAACTCATCCAAACAAAAGGAACAGAAGTTCCTAAAAACATCACAATCTTTCTTACTAAAAGGTATTGTAAATGAAATACACAATGGCATCCGTAGGATGGCGATCTACTGATCCTTTTGATCTAATGGATAGTATTCCCGTCACTCATCCAAATCAAATTGAACGCCATCATGTTCTTCTTCTACATGGTGGAGAAGACATTAGCCCTTCCATCTACAATCAAGAACCAAATGAATTCTGCTTTTTCAGAGCTCCTCGCAAACCCTCCCGTAGGGATACACTAGAAATTGCGTGTGTCGAGCAAGCAGTTAAAATGGGCCTACCTATTGTAGGTATTTGTAGGGGTGCTCAACTCATCTGTGCGTTGGATGGTGGTAGTCTATGCCAGCATATAGTCGGTCATAGTCAAAATGGTGGTCAACACCACCTCTATGATCCAGTTACAAAAGAAATCTTGTGCAAATCCAACACCGCCCATCATCAAATGATGATACCTAAACCAGGTAATGTTATCCTTGCTCAAACACAAGAGAAATTTCGAGGCTTTGGTGAAAATGAAGAAGTAACTGAATATACCACTTGTCCAGAAATTGTATGGTTTCCTGAAATGCGTGCCATTGGCATTCAAGGCCATCCAGAATGGCTACCCAAATCCAAGTTCACTCAACTCTGTGGTGAATTCATCACTAAATATCTATTGAAAGATTAACATGAAAAGATCTGAAATTACTGGTTGGTTACATCAACCTGATGGTACATCTTTTGCAATAGAAAAAACCAACCCAACTGTTAAATTAGTTGATGCTAATCATAAAGAATATCGTGTACTATCTGTATATCTTTCTGATAATAAAAACTGCATTTACATTGACATTGAAAGAAAGAAATAACATGGAACAATATTCAGACAAAGAATTAGTTAGTCTGATCTTCCAAGTTGATGATGAATTCGCAGGTGAAACCCTCTTTCTATTGATACAAGAAGCTTGCAAAAGAAACTTAACCCTAACTTTTAAGGATAACAAAATTGTTTACAATCGGTGCTGATCCTGAATTCTTCTTGAAAAAGAATCACAAACATCTCTCTGCCATTGGTCTTATTGGTGGTAGCAAGATGTTCCCCAAACCCATGCCTAAGCGCGGTTTTGCCATGCAAGAGGATAATGTAAGTGTTGAGTTCAACATTCCTCCTTGTGAAGATAAACACACCTTCATCAAATCCATCCAATATGCCATCAATCACATCAAATATAAACAAGTGAAAGGCATGGACATCAGCAACGAGTCGGCTGTTGTCTTCGACGCCGACCAGTTGCTTGATCCTGCTGCTCTTGAATTTGGATGTGAACCTGACTTCAATGCTTGGACTAAGCAAGAAAACCCCAGGCCGACCACAGACGATGTTCGTCTTCGTAGTGCTGGTGGGCATGTTCATGTAGGTACACAAGAAAACCCCATTGAAGTTATCCGAGCAATGGACTTGTTCTTGGGTGTTCCTTCCACTCAGATGGACAAGGGAACCCTTCGTCGTAAGCTATATGGTAAAGCAGGAGCCTTCCGTGAAAAGGCTTATGGCTGTGAATATCGTACTCTCAGTAACTTTTGGATATTCCATCCTACACTCATTAGTTGGGTATATGATCAAACCGAACGAGCCATTAATTTTGTAGAAGAGGGTAATGTTCTTGACGAAGAAACTGGTAACATGATTCAAGATTGTATCAACAACGATAACAGGAGAGCATATGAGTCTCTTTGCAAGACTTTCGGAATTGCCTAATGGACACGCAGACGAACGCAATGACTTTGACAAACGATTTAACCACACTTACCTAATCAATTATGAAAAGAAAGAAAAACCAGAAGTCCTCCTAAACAGAGGACTTGATGGATACTACGTTCACTTTCGTAGAAAAAGTGGGGAAGCTTATGTAGTAGATGGAAGAAAAGATTTTCCCATTGAGCCTTTTATGCCTAAAACGGGCTACTACAATAGCAACCTAAATCTTTTCTACATCTACAAAACTCCTGCTCGACAATGGAAACGAAGTATATGCTCTAGTATCTACCGCATAAACACTGAACTAACAATTCACAAAGATAATTGGTATGACCTTATTGAAGGGATCCTCAACAAACAGTACGTACATATAGATTACATTAATAATCCTCTCTTCTCTAAATATGCCATTACTCCGAATTTTGCAGTCAAACCCGACCTAAATCTCTATTACAAAGAACATGTAATAGCATCAATAGATTTTCAATCTAAGGAAATTAAATTGATGGAACAAGAATTGAAACAAGAACTTCTGGATTTCTTTAAACATCATGGAATTTATAAATGGAAATTAAATCTAACCCCGCAAGAATAAGCAAATTCTTCTCTCTTCCTCCCTTGAATCAAACACAGATTCAAGAACAATTGCAGATAGAAGATAAATACCACAACCCTACTCATCACATGGTGGGAAATCTATACATCTTTGGGGTTGAGGTTGAAGTTGAGAACTGCACGAAACATAAAATTATTTCCCATCAATATCCTTATTGGACAATGACCACAGACAACAGCCTACGTAACCAAGGAATTGAATTCGTATCCCTCCCCATCCGAGCATCTCAAGTAGAGAATGCTCTCACCCAATTATTTAATAGTATTGGGACAGAAGTTGAATTCACTCCTCGTACTTCAACCCACGTACATATGAATGTACGTGATCTAACACTAGATCAAATCAGTTGTCTAGTAATTTTATATACCGCCCTGGAAAATGTGTTATTTAATTGGGTCGGTCATAATCGAGATGAGTCCATCTTTTGTATTAAAATTACAGAAACAGATTATGTCAATAAATTCCTTCAATTAAATGACTATCCTAAAGAAACAATTAGGGAATGGAATAAATACACCGCCCTCAATCTCTTTCCAATTGAGTCTAAAGGTTCTGTAGAATTCCGACACCTTGAAGGAACAAACAATAAAACCAGAATTCTCACCTGGATTAATATCCTATCCTGTCTCAAAACAGCATCAAAACAACATGGACTTTCCAACCTAATTCGAAGAGTCACAGATCTTAACACCTCTTCTGAATATGAAATGTTTGTTCATGATATCTTTGATAATTTAACTGATGAATTATGTCGAGGTATTCCAAATCTACAAAAAGTAATGGAAGAACCTATTAGTTATATCAAACTTGCTCTTGTCACTTTAAATAAAAATTTTAATTATAAATTTGTGACGCCTCCTCCAAGAAGAACCCTTAATCCAGAAATTAATTTCTGGGATACTATACCACCAACCCCTACGCAAGAAGAGAGGGAACCAATACCCAATGTTCCTCTTACACATAGAACAAACACACTCGGCCAACAAACCGTGCCCACTTTTAATCCAAACAGAATGAATTTTGAAACTTATATGGAAATGCTAACACAAAGAAACGCCAGAAGGCCAGAACTGGCCAGGAACGGAGAATAATATGTGTGGTCTAGTAGGAATTATTGCTAAAAATCCTGCGGGATTATTTGGAAAAGATGCAGAAATGTTTGAACAACTTCTTTACACAAATGCTGTAAGAGGTTGGGATGCAACAGGAGTCTTTGGTGTTACTAAACAAGGTAATGTTGATATCAAAAAACAAGCAGTAACAGCAGCAGATTTCATCAGCACTACCCAATTCCAAACATTTAAACAAAACATCATACAAAAATATCATTTCGTATTAGGACACAATCGCAAAGCAACTCATGGAGACAAACGAGATCAAGATTCCCACCCCTTCTGGGATAAAAACAATAAAATTTGTCTCATCCATAATGGAATGATCTCCAATCACAAATCCTTCTGCAAGGACAGTACAGTAGATAGTGCCGCCATTACAAATGCCTTAGCAAAAGCCGAAAACATTGAAGATGTTATTAAAAAAATTGAAGGTGCTTATGCGTTCATCTGGTATGACGTAGAAAAAAAACGCCTCAATTTTATTCGTAATAGCACCCGACCTCTCTTCATCAGTGAAACACAATCCTCTTTCATCATTAGTTCTGAAGAATCTTTGGCCTATTGGATTGCAAAAAGAAATAACACCGAAATCATAACTTCTGGTATCTTCGAGGAAAATATCCCTTACTACATAGATATGGATGATAAAATCCTATATAAAGAATCAGAAGCAATTGAACAAAAAAAAAGTGGCCCTCAGCACCACCCTATCACTGTTACCTCGAATACTACGACCCATATTCCGAACTCTAAGAAAACTACATACGAGGTAACAGAGTGCCCAGAAAATTTCTTTCTTTCTGATTCAAACTTTAATTCTATTAAAGATGTCACAGATGTAATTGAATTGAACACTAAATTACTTTGTGTTGTTTCCTCGTACGAAGAAGTAGCAAATGGTAGTAATTACAAAATTGAATTTGATATTGTTAATGTGGACAAACCATTCATTGAGTGTGTCCATTATTGTCAACCACATCTATTCAATGCAATGAATCTTACTGGTATATATGAAGTTGTTGTACGAGGACTTACAAAATTCCAAGATAAGATTCGGATTTTTGTATCTAATCTAGAGGAAATTAAATCTTGGCAAATCACCAGTAATAATTTAATTGTAACAGAAGAAATGTATTTTGATGATAGGTTTCCAATTGAATGTGATGTATGTAACACCACAATTAAATGGAAAGAACTAACCAACTCAAATGTATGCATAGAAAATCATGCGGTGGCTTCTACTATTTGTCCTAAATGTTCAGGAGTAACTAATGTATAAAAGAATTATCCTGGTTCCATATAAGAAGGGAAGTAAATCTTGTAAAGCATTACAAGACGCACTACGTGCTGACAGATTGAAATGTTATCGCAAATCTTCCACAAGTAGGTTCAAAACTAAAATCTCAGACTTGGTTGTTTATTGGGGAGGACATAACAATATTGATGATTGGAATGGACAACAACTCAATCGTAATCGTATTAGGGCAAATAACAAACTATCTTGTCTTCGAGTACTAGCAGAAGTAGGGCTTTCCACTGTGCCTTGGACTACTGATTCCGATGTTGCTAAGACCTGGCCCATCGTGGTGGCTAGGGCCACCCTGACGGGGCACAGCGGACAAGGTATTCATATATGGACTCCATCCAATAGAGAGGAACCTGTTCCTATTGCCCCCCTTTACACCCAATACATAAAGAAAACCTATGAATGCAGAGTACATGTCTTCCAAGGTCGCGTCATTGACGCGCAAATCAAGCGTAAAGTCACTAATTACGAAGGAGAAAGAAACACAGCCATCCGAAATATTCACACTGGATGGGTCTATTGTCGAGAAGGCTTTATTCTCCCAGATACAGCAACTAACCTCAGCATTGCAGCAGTCAATGCAGTTGGTCTAGACTTTGGCGCTGTTGATTTAATTTATAATCAACATCACAAACAATTCTATATCTTGGAAATTAACACTGCTCCTGGATTAGAAGGAACTACATTAACCAATTACAAGGAAGCCATCAAAAATGCTGCAACTTATTAATCCACTTACAACCCAAATCATAATCCATAAAAATAATTGGTATTGGGGAAAAGCAACCACTATTGATAAAAATAAGATTGAAATGTTAATGAATATAGTTACATGTAAAGATTATATTGTTGACAATCTATTTCAAACTCATCGCACTACTAATCAAACCAAGGATAATATTACAGACAAAGAACGATATGAAAATTGTATCTATATCTTTTTTCCTAATGAACAAATTGCTACAAATGTTATAAACAACATCAATACTTTTCTCAATCCTTGGTTTAAAAAGAATGGGATTTCTCCCACTACTATTGAACAAGCATCTTGGACAAAAAATACATACGACAATCTCCTTTATGTTATAAAAGGAGATAATAAATGGACATTAAATAGTTTTGGTTGGTCTATCTATCTCTCTATTATTAGACTAATGGGAGTAAAACCAAATTTAACATCCATTCCACTAGACATAGATAATAATAATGCTAAGATTAGTTTCTATCCTAATGAACTAGGATATATAGATGGTTGGAAACGTAGTAACCAACCAAACATAGTAAAAAATCTTATTGATATTTTTAATAATCCTTTTCCATATCTAATTAAGTTAGATGATCCTTATGATATATCAGGTTATTATAAAAGTCAATCCAAAAGTCATGGTTCGACCGGACCATTCTATATCATAACTTTAATTTACAATGCCCATACATATAAAAGAGATTATAACGACCACGCACATCTAAATAACTATTTTTATAAGTTGTTAGTTAACAAAGTCTATCCTCCAACAATTAAAAAAGATGTCCGCAAACCTACTAAATCACCAGCAATGCCCAGAGTGTTTATCTGAGGGGAGAGATAATGGACGCGACAACCTTGGAGTATATTCAGATGGGCATCATTATTGTTTTAGCTGTGGCTATTATCGTCCTGGCAATAAGATTGCGAATTTTAGTCAACGACACAGACAAGTGGATGAACCTACACAACAAAGCAACTACATCCTTTGCCTTCCAACTGACAGCGATATCAGAATACCTAGCCAAGCATTACAATGGCTCTTCCAATACGGACTTGACAAAAACGCATTGACCAAGTATAATATCATGTGGTCAGAGAGTAGGCAATTCCTACTCTTTCCTTATTTCATTGAAGGTCAATTAGTAGCATGGCAAGGAAGATACTTTGGAGATGACCCTAAAATTGGTAAATGGCACACTAAAGGTAAAGTAGAACAAATACACTACACCCTTGGCCTACCCTCCACATCCATTGTGTTAGTTGAGGATATAATCTCCGCCATAAAAGTATCAAGAGTATGTTTAAGTAGCCCGCTATTTGGGTCGGTCATATCTAATCATAAATTCACCCTACTAAGGAAATACTATGACACCATTTACATCTGGCTTGACCCAGACAAAACAAAAGCAGCAATAAACTTTGGATATAAGGGCAGGTTATTTGGACTTGATTGCCATGTAATAATGTCAGGCAAAGATCCAAAAGAGTACAGCACAGAAGAAATACAAGGATACCTTCATGATTGAAATAGACAAAGACGATATTGAAACCATTCTTCTACTCCTCAACAAAGCCATGAGATGTGAGGATAACGATGTGTTTGGTATCTGGAATAATACTGCTGTTGATATGATATCTCTATTAGAGGTTAAGCTGGAAGACTATACAAAAAGAATCTAAATGATTAGACCAGAAGCAGCCCTTCTTAATATACTTGTCCTTTTTGATGTTTATAATAAATATCGACAGTATATAGAAATAAAAGATGATAGAGAATTACAACTGCTTTATCAATTTCTTGATGAATTGATGGGAAAGATGCAACGAGATGTATCTTTTAATGAATATTGCCTGTATGTTTTAAACAATTTAACCAAAGATACGCAAGTTTATAAAGCTATCCTGGAAGAGATTGCTAAAAATGATGTACAACCTGATGTTGCAGAAACGCTCTTAGAGCAATTAAAAGAACGTAACCTAGCCCATACCATTGCCTTGCTTGCAATCGACGTAACAGAGGGCAGGAAATCGTTCCTAGAGCTATCCACCACTATTAACAACTGCTCAGAAACAATTAAAACTTTAGGAGATGACTATTTTGTTTCCGACGACCTAGAAAATTTATATACAAAGCATGTACAAAAACACGGCCTTCGATGGAGACTTGGAAGCCTCAATCAAATACTAGGATCTCTTAGAAAAGGAGACTTTGGATTCATTTTTGCACGACCAGAAACGGGTAAAACTACATTTCTCGCATCAGAAATATCTTATTTTGCTGAACAAATACCACCTGATGCTGGCCCAATCCTCTGGTTTAACAACGAAGAAGAAGGGAAGAAAGTCCAACTCCGCATATTCCAAGCTACCCTTGGAATAAAATTAGATCAACTCTTTAGTAATATTAAAGAATATAATAGTATATATCATAATACTATTAATAATAAACTTAAATTAATAGATACAGCTACTATTTCTAAAACAATGGTAGAAAAGTATTGCAAAGAGTATAATCCTTCTGCTATAATATTTGATCAATTGGATAAAGTTAAAGGATTTACTGCGGATAGAGAGGATTTACGTCTTGGATCCATCTATCAATGGGCCAGGGAATTGGCCAAAGCATATGGCCCTGTAATTGCTGTCTCTCAAGCTGATGGTTCTGGTGAAGGTAAGAAATGGTTAACAATGGAAAATGTTGCCAATGCTAAAACAGCTAAACAAGCAGAAGCAGATTGGATCTTAGGAATTGGAAAAACACATCAGGATGGCTTTGAATTCATTCGACACCTTCATGCATCTAAAAATAAGCTCACTGGTGATTTGGATTCTGTCCCTGCTATGCGGCATGGGAAAGTGGATGTCATAATTGAGCCTGAAATTGCAAGGTATAAAGACTACGTATGAGACTTGAAAGAGATTGGCTAGATGTAGCCAAGATAATTAGAGATGAAAAAATGTCAGAACCACAGAGACATTCATTGGCTGTTGCCATTGCAAAGAAAGTGTCCTCTGTGAATCAATTCTTCAATGCTAAAAAATTCATCACTGTTGCCTCATCCACCCTTGATGAGGGGTGGCCTAACCGAGTGAAGTAATGAAAACATTTGCTTTAGATGTTGAGACAACCATCTACAATAAAGGAGATCCATTTGATCAACGAAACAAACTTGTCCTTGGTGGGTGGGGTACTACTAGTTCCTGTGTTTATTTTGATAATGATAAAGATCAGTCTATTACACAACTTCTGGCAGGAGCATCCCTTGTTATTGGATTTAACTTTAAGTTTGATTTGCATTGGCTTAGGAATATTGGTGTTACCATACCTATTCGGTTACCAGTGTGGGACTGCCAATTGGCAGAATTTATATTGTCAAATCAAACATGGAAGTATCCTTCCTTAGAAGAGAGTTGTACTAAACGTGGACTAGGACATAAAATTGATGTAGTCAAATCTAAATATTGGAATAACGGAATTGATACAGATTGTATTCCGCACGAAGAACTAGCGGAATACCTGAAACAAGATATCTCTCTTACCTTTGCTTTGTATGAAGCACAGAAAATAGAGTTCAAAAAACCGGAACATGCAGGAAAATATAATCTATTTAGGTTACAATGCTATGACTTGCTTGTCTTACAAGCAATGGAATATAATGGATATAAATTCGATCAACAAGGGGCAGCCAATGCATCCAAACTTCTTACGGAGGAGTGCCTTGCCTTGGATAGGAGTATTCTTAATGAGTTTCCTGATATTCCCATTAACCTGGCTTCTCCTGATCATATTAATTGTATGCTTTATGGTGGTACTATTACCGATGAAGTGTATGTCCCAATTGGAACCTACAAAACCGGAACAAGAGCCGGAGAAGTCAAGCTCAGAAAGTTCCCAAAAGAATATGTAATGCCAAGGCTCATAGAGCCTGACAAGAAAACAGCATTAGCAAAGGAAGGCTATTATGGAACAAGCGAAGATGTCTTGCGAAACTTGGAATCAACTGGACGAGTCAAGAAGATTATTGATAACATACTTACTAGGAGAGGCATCGCAAAGCTCCAAGGAACTTATTATAACGGAATTCCAAAGCTTATTGAATCCCATTGCTGGAAGGATTCAATTGTTCATGGACAACTTAACCAATGCGTTGCAAAAAGCTCCCGACTAACGGCAACAAAACCTAACCAGCAAAATATGCCTTCTGGATGCAAACAATATTGTGTGAGTAGATATGAGTAAAACATTTCTAATTGGGGATACGCACTTTGGACATGCAAATATCCTCACATTTAAAACCAATGAAGGTAATCCTCTTCGTCCTTTTACCTCTATCCTAGAGCACGATGAGACTCTTATCCAGAATTGGAATAGCACTGTGAGTCCTAATGATAAGGTGTATCATCTAGGAGATATAGGTTTCAGAAATTGGGCAAAATTGTCAGAAACCCTAGCAAGACTTAATGGAACTAAGGTACTTATCAAGGGCAATCATGATAATTTCAAGTTGTCCCAGTATGCACAACATTTTAAAGATGTTCGTGGTAGTCATACCCTAGATAAGTTTATCTTGACACACATTCCTATTCATCCTGAAAGTCTTAGTAGATGGAGAGCAAATCTACATGGACATCTGCACTCGAATAGCCTAGATGACGATAGATATATGAATCTAAGTGTAGAACAAATTGACTTTACCCCTGTAGATTTTGAATTCATTAGGAGTAAATATCACGATAGTTAATGCGGATGCCAAATCCCTGGAATGGATCACCTACTTGTTCATTAGTCAGGACAAGAATGGTATTGAAGAATGGTTAAACTTTGTAAAGGATCCAAAACTAAATGACATACATACAAAAAATCAAAACGATTTTAAGCTCATCTCTAGACTCATTGCTAAGATATTTCTATTTAGAGCTATTTATCGTGGGCCTGCATACGCATATGCCCATGACCCAGACTTTAGCAAAGTCTCAAAAAGTGTTAAATACTGGCAACAAGTAATAGATAATTTCTTTGAGAAATATTATGGACTCAATCAATGTCACATCAAACTTATACAAGAGGCTACAACAACAGGACAAACTATCAGTCCTTTTGGAAGAGTTCATCCGCATGAACCTATTAGAGGTGAGTGGAACATCCCAGACATCACCAACCACATCAACCAAGGATGTGGAGCTGATGTCATGGCAGTCGCCAGAGTATCGTTCGCAAATCGCTGGTATAATTCAGGATTACAAGGAGAACTCATATCAACTGTACATGACTCAATCGTACTAGATACACCAGAAAAGAATGTAAAACCTGTAGCACAAATGTTCCATGACACCTTCAGAGATTTACCCAATGCTATCTCTAAAATGTTTAATGTAAATTGGACACTACCTCTCTTGTGTGAAGTAAGTAGTGGCCCTAACATGAAAGATTTAACAGAAATTGTTTGACATTTGGTTAAACAATTGTTATAATGTTGTTTTAAAGGAGAAGTAAACATGCAGTTTAACATCACGGTAATTAATGTACAAGCTACTACTAAACCAACTAAAAAGGGTTCTTATATTATGTTGGATGTAGCATACAAAAATGAAAACACAGGTAAAATTGAGGGTAAAAAGATTATGTCTTTCACCAACAAAGCTGTGTTCGATACACTCTCATCTGCTACTAATGGAACCACATTCACAATCACATCCGAAAAGAACGAAGAGTCTGGATATTGGGACTGGACTGCTGTATCTGCTGCTACTGATATCCCTGTTGCATCTACTTCCCCTGTAGCAAATAAGTCTTTCGCTACACCCAAGAGTACATATGAAACAGCCGACGAACGGGCAGCGCGGCAAGCGCTGATCGTTCGGCAGTCGTCACTAACTGCTGCTATCAATACACTTGGAGATGAGAAGACACCAGCCAGAATAATGGAACTTGCTCAAACATACACTGATTGGGTATTTCAGAAAGAATTGATTCCCGATTGGGGAAATGTTGAAGATGATATTCCAGTCTAATGCATTTACTTGTTGATGCGGACTTAGTGGCGTTCCGCTGTGCTGCATCTGTCGAGCCACACGGAGAAGAAGAGATTGCTATTCTCCGTTGTGACAGGCTAATGCAAGAGTTGTTACATAACACAGAGAGTGAATGTTACACTACTTATTTAACTGGACATAACAACTTCAGAAAAGTTGCAAATCCTGAATATAAAGCTAACCGAAAGGATAAAGAACCCCCACGTTGGTTGCAGCAATGTCGTAGATTCTTAGTCGAAGAATGGCATTCTGTTGTATCTGATGGATGTGAAGCAGATGACCTTCTAGGCATTGTCCAAACACTTTGGAATCAACAAAACAGTTGCGACTCTACAATGATTGCAAGTCTTGACAAAGATTTGTTGATGATACCAGGTTGGCATTACAATTGGTTACATAATAATAAGACATACACAGCACCCTTTGAAGGAATCAAGACCTTTTACAAACAGATGTTGATTGGAGATATTTCTGACAACATCCGTGGAGTAGAAAAGATTGGTAAAATTAAGGCTGCTAAATTGCTAGATAATATTGAAACAGAACAAGAATTGTTAAATATTGTCTTTGATTTATACAATGAAGATGCACAACGATTCTTTATGAATGCTCAGTGTTTGTGGATCATGCAAAATGAGGAGGAAACATGGGGTCACAGAAGCAAACACTTGATTTTACCAGACCCATTGAAACAAGAGGTGGATCAGAAGTTAAGTTCTATGAAATTTTCGATGGGCGATATATCAATGGAGCCTACTACGAATCATCAGAAGACATCTGGTATCCCTGTCAATGGGGAATCGACGGACTTTATGGAGATAGAGACACTGCCATAGATTTAATTAACATCTCTGCTTATCCAGATAAGGAATATGCTTGAGTACCTGGACAGCAGGAAGACTTAAGGGGTTTATCACCAGCGTTCTAAGAGCAGGAGCTAGACGCTGGCCCCCTAAGTTTGAAACATTATCTGATGCTTGTATAGGACAGAAGATCAATATTAAAACAGGAAGAGTAGCGAAACATTACAGTTGCAACATCTGTAAAGGTGAGTTTACTTCTAAAGATATTGAAGTAGATCACATCTCCCCTGTTGTAGATCCTAGTACAGGTTTCATAGATTGGAATACCTTCATAGATAGATTGTATTGCTCTAAGGAAAATCTACAAGCGATCTGTTTAATATGTCATAAGAAAAAAAGCAAAGATGAACGAGAACGAGCACGTTTGCACAAGATGCAAACAAAATAAAACAGAAGAAGAGATGTCCAAAGATACTAATCGTAAAAAAGGAATTAGTAGTTGGTGTAAATCTTGCCGTACTTCTTCAGCAAAAACCTGGAAAAATAATAACCCTAATAGATTAACAAAAAGAAATTCTCCTACTTATGAAGTTGCTAGAAATTATATATTAAAACACAGGTATGGTATTTCAGGGGAAGATTATAGTAATTTACTAAAACAACAAAACAATTGTTGTGCTATTTGTAAACGAAATATAAATCAAATAACTTACCATCTTCATGTAGATCATTGCCATACTACAGGCGAAGTACGTGGGTTACTTTGTGCTCCTTGTAATCGCTATTTAGGTTATATAAAAGACGATAAAACAATATTAAATACAGCAATTTTATATTTAAAAGAAAGATATAACAAATGAGAAATAATGCTCTTTGGAATTGTAAGAATCCCTTCCAAGGGTCGATGGAAAAGGTGTTGTGTGTATGTTCGGCAGGATTGCTACGCTCGCCAACCATTGCCTACATCCTTGGTAACCACGGATTCAATACCCGTGCTGTAGGTATCCATGACTATGCTCTCATCCAGATTGATGAGGTGCTAATTGAATGGGCAGATAAGATTATTTGTGCAGAACAATCTGTTGCAGATCATTTAAAAAAGAAGTATAATATTGACTACGCAATTAGTCTTGATATCCCAGATAGTTTTGGATTTCGTGAAGCAAAACTGATGAAAATTGTAGAAGAAAAACTACACGAATTGGAAATCATTTAATGACAACCCATCTTGTGATACCCGACGTACAATCCAAACCAGGACAAAACTTTAAGTTTCTAAAAGTAATTGGGGAATATATGGTAGAGAAGAAACCAGACACTGTAATTTGTCTTGGTGACTTCGCCGATCTTCCTTCCCTTAGTAGTTACGATGTGGGTAAGAAATCCTTTGAAGGGCGGAGATATAAGGATGACGTAGAAGCATCCAACTACGCAATGAAGACTCTCCTTGGCCCTTTAGGTGAATATAATCTCCATGCTTCTAGAAACAAGAAGAAACAATATCACCCACAGATGATACTCACTCTTGGTAACCATGAGAATCGTATCACGAGAGCTACAGAGAATGATCCTAAGTTGGATGGTACAATTGATCTTAGTGATCTAAACTACGCTAAGTATGGATGGAGTGTCTATCCTTTCCTTGAAGTAGTGATGGTAGATGGTATTGCTTATAGCCATTACTTTACTACAGGGGTTATGGGTAGACCAGTAACATCTGCAAGGGCATTGGTAACCAAGAAGCACATCTCTTGTATCCAAGGTCACAATCAAAAGATGGAGATTTATAATGAGTATAGGGCAGACGGTAAATGCATTACTGGACTCTTTGCTGGATGCTGTTATCTACACGATGAAGACTATCTTGGGCCGCAGGGAAACAATCACTTTAGAGGAATTCACATGCTTTACGAAGTTGATGACGGTGCCTTCCAATGCCACAGTATTACCTTGGACTACCTCCTTAGACGATTTGAACGACGGTTACATAACAGAGAGGCACTTCTATAATGAATAGTGCTCTTAGTCATCAGATTGGTGGAGATCATTACGTTAATTATCCCATCCAACCTGCTGAGTATAACTTTGTAAATAAGATTCCCTTTATTGAGGGGAATGTGATAAAATATGTAACAAGATGGAGAAATAAAAATGGTATCTTGGATCTACAAAAAGCCATTCATTGTTTAGAATTACTTATTGAACTAGAAAATAAAAAGAATGAACAAGTTGTTCCAACCGCATACATATCAATGTAAGAAATGTGAAGGGCTATTTAGTTCTACATATCCAGGAGAATTTGTATCTTGTAAGTGTGGTGATTGTGCTGTAGATGAGACACTCTGGTATGTGCGCCACATTGGTGGAGAAAGAGACGAGGTTATAGATGGCAAGTTGGATTGAGGTATTACCAGCAATAGGTTCGTTCCTTGGTGGCCCTGCTGGTGGTCTTGTAGGTAGCGGTATTGAATGGTTAGCGGGGAAGTTTGGAGCATCAGAGAAGACTGTAGATTCTATCAAGCAGACTCTCAGTGGTATGACAGCAGAACAATTGCTAAAAGCAAAAGAGTTGGATATTGAATTCCAAAAGTTCTGTCTTGCTAATGATATTAAACTACAACTTTCTCAAATAGAGGTCAATGCAAATGAAGCACAAAGTACTTCAATTTTTGTATCAGGTTGGCGTCCAGCAGTGGGGTGGATCGGTGCCACTGCTCTTGGTTATTCTGCTATACTTGAGCCTCTACTTCGCTTTGTAAGTCAAGTAGGATTTAAATATGCAGGTGCTTTCCCTGTGATAGATACCAACCTAACTATGCAAATTCTCATGGGTATCCTTGGTCTTGGTACTCTACGTAGCTATGATAAGAAACAAGGAACTGCAACGTGAGATCTTTACAAGATTACATTGAAGAGTATAAAGAACATGAACAACCAGAATTAATTGATATGCTTAACATCACATCTGAAGATATACTTGATAGGTTTGATGATAGGTTTGAATTTTGGTATGAGAATGAAGCTGAAGAAGATGATCTGGAAGACGAAGAAGACTGTCCCTAAAGAAGAAAATAAAAAAGGAAAGAAAGCTTTTCGTCTTCGTAAACAACTAGAAGAAGAACAACAAAAAGAAATGAAAGAGTATGAGAGTTCTCGTAGCTTGTGAGTATAGTGGAAGAGTAAGAGATGCATTTAGAGCACGTGGTCACGATGCTTGGTCTTGTGATTTACTTCCATCAGAAAACTTTTCGATGTTTCATTTTGAAACTCAAGTAGAAAATGTTATAAGAGATGGTTGGGATTTAATGATTGCTCATCCACCTTGTACTCATCTAGCTGTAAGTGGTAGTCGTTGGTTTAAAGACAAAGTAGAAGAACAAAAAGAAGCTTTAGACTTTGTTCAGTTCTTAATGAATGCTCCCATAAAGAGGATTTGCATTGAGAATCCTATCTCAGTTATATCCACAAAGATAAAGAAACCAACACAAATTATACAACCTTGGATGTTTGGACATGGAGAAACAAAAGCTACGTGTCTTTGGTTAAAGAACCTTCCTAAACTAATACCTACAAATATAGTAGAAGGTAGAGAACCAAAGGTACATATGATGTCTCCCGGCCCTAACAGATGGAAAGAAAGAAGTAGAACTTACTTAGGAATTGCTAACGCTATGGCAACACAGTGGGGTTAAAAGGATGCAACATGATAGATTCAAGACAAGTTTTGCCCGCAACATTTTCAACAGCAAGTATTCCCAAGGTGCAAACGATTCATGGGACGCACTTGCGGAACGAGTTGTGGAGGATGTATGTGGAAGTAGATGGGGTACAGAAAGGCCCCTCATGGATTCAGATGAGCGACGATTGCTTGCCGATTATATTAAATCTATGGCGTTCATACCAGGAGGCCGTTACCTTTATTACGCTGGAAGGAAAGCACACTTTCTAAATAATTGTTATCTCCTAAGAGCAGAAGAAGATACACGAGAAGAGTGGGCTAATGTTGCATGGCGTAGTATGAATTGTCTTACAACAGGAGGTGGAATTGGGTGTGATTATTCGTTGCTCCGGCCAGAAGGTAAGCCTCTATCCCGGACAGGGGGAACAAGCTCAGGCCCTATTCCTCTTATGTCAGCAATTAATGAAATTGGGAGAAGTGTCATGCAAGGTGGTTCAAGGCGTTCTGCAATATACGCCTCGCTAAATTGGTTGCACGAAGACATTCCAATGTTTCTTAAAGCAAAAAACTGGACACCAACTGTTCGAGAGCTGAAGGCACAAGACTTTAATTTCCCTGCTATGTTGGACATGACTAACATCTCTGTTAATTACGACGACAAATGGCTGTACAATGCAGATAGGGCTAACCTACCTACCTTTGTAGAGAACTGCCGTCAAGCAATGAAGACAGGAGAACCTGGATTCTCTTTTAACTTTGGTAATAAACAAAATGAAACACTTCGCAATGCTTGTACGGAGGTTACATCTGAAGATGATTCTGACGTATGCAATCTTGGTTCTATTAATCTCGGCAATATTTCGAGTCTGGAAGAGTTCAAGTCCGTTGTCAGTCTTGCTAGCAAATTCCTCGTCTGCGGGACGTTACGTGCCGACTTACCTTATGAAAAAGTGTACAAGGTTCGAGAAAAGAATCGTAGACTTGGATTGGGGCTTATGGGTATCCATGAATGGCTCCTCAAGCGAGGAGGATCTTATGAAGTCACGCCAGAGTTGCACGAATGGTTAAAGGTATATAGGGATGAATCTAAACGAGCAGCAGATGAACACTGTAACCATCTATACATCTCAAATCCAGTCGCTTATCGAGCAATTGCCCCCACAGGAAGCCTTAGTATTCTTGCAGGAACAACTTCAGGTATCGAACCATTGTATGCAGTGGCTTACAAACGCCGTTACCTCACTGACGGAACAAAATGGAAGTACGAATATGTAGTGGATGCCACTGCGGATCTTCTTATAAAAGAGTATGCTTTAGATCCTTCTACTATAGAAACGGCACATGATCTTTGTAATAAGTTTGAACAACGTATTAAATTTCAAGCTAATATCCAAGATTATGTGGACATGAGTATTAGTTCTACTGTTAATCTTCCAGAATGGGGTACTAAATATAATAATGACTCTTTGCTACCACAATTTGCAGATACCTTATCTCAATATGCACCAAGGCTACGAGGAATAACCTTCTATCCAGATGGTTCTCGTGGAGGACAGCCTCTTACCTCGGTTCCTTATGAGGAGGCAGTCAAACATAAGGGAGTTGTTTATTCTGAAAATGATATTTGTGAAATAAGTGGCAAAGGAGGAACTTGTGGAGTCTAAATTCTCTCCCCTACTCCAACATGTAATTAATAAATTAGGTGGAATAGAACAGATTAAAAGAAACCTTTCCTATGATAGGACTAAGTTTCTAATTGAATTAAAAGAAAAGGAAAAGAGGAATAAATGTTCTTACAAGTAGATTTTATCAGTGGTTTGATGTTTGGTTTGGAGTATCTATGGAATGATAACATCTTGGTAATTGATCTTGGTATCTTCCGTATTTACATTGGTAGTATGAAAAAGAAAGGTGTCTAATATGAATGAAATGTTGAAAGAATTCTTGCAGCTTGAAATTGAGCAGTACCTAGCTATCCGAGATCTACCCCTAGCAGCAAACGATTGACCAAGAGAATGCCCCAACTCTTTCGAGAAGGGGCATTGTTCTATTCTTCTTTCCTAAATCTCATAGCATTGAGGAAGTTACGTTCTTTACCACCCTTAGAGACATTCCCCTTCTTATCAATAACAGAAGTCCATTCCTGTGGTACAGCACGTTTCCATCCAGCAGTTTCCAGAGCACCTTTAATCTCTTGTTCTTGTGCTCCCTCTAGTTGTGCCATCTTACGAACATACTCCTCACCCTTACCTGTTTCTACAGCCAAGATAGCATACTTCTCCATCTTCTCCTTACGAATCTTCTCTCTGTTGGTTTGTTCCCAACGTACAAGATCCCCCTTCTTAGACTCAATGGATTGAGTACCCATTAACCCACCTACCTTGTCCTGCCAAGTGCGCTCACCACCTGCTTCACTCTTAGTACCTACAGCACGCTGTTGTGTTTGTTCTCCACCAATGTTAGATACATTATTACCTTGGAGTTCATTAGCAAGATAGCCAAGATGACCAGCAGGCATAAGAGAAGACATGTTCTTCTTTCTCTCTCCTACAGGAACATCCGTAACCAAACTCTTAGCTACACCAACAGCACCACCCACCATTTGAGTAGCACCACCAACAATAGGAACCAAGTCAGTGAAGCCCTTCTCTCCTGCAAGGACAGCAGCAATTACAGTCATGTAAGTTTCATTGGCTCTAACAGATACAGCCAAGTCAATACCAGAATAGCCAGATGCAGCACCATAGATGATGGCATTCCTAGCCTCTTCACTAGCAGGTTCAACTTTATCCAAGAAACTTCCATCTCTAGCAAACAAATCAAGAATAGAAGGTAGAGTAACATCACTGAATTTAGAGTTAATGAATTTGCGGATAGTCTCATACTCTTGCATCAAAGGTAGAGAAAGAACACCACCAGTGATAACATTCATCAGAGTGAAATTAACTATTGGCCCCCACGTATTCCAATCTTTTACTTTCAGATATTGTAAATCAGCAATAACATTCCCAAAATAATTCTGAGCATACGATTGTAGAGGTTTAGCTAAACTACCAACAGCACCTAGATGTTTAAAGATAGCAGGTTGATTAGATGTATCATAAAGATTCTGTGCCTCTCCTACACCCCATCTAGCCTTCTCTCTAGCAGAATACTCATCCAGACCAATAGATTTATAATGATCATACAGGATGGCATAAGAAGCAACACGAGAAAAACTATCCATTGCTTTAGCAGGTTTCTGTAAGAGTAGCCAATCTTTTACAGAGGCCACCATCTTACTATCATCATTCTTAACCAAGTCAAACTGCTCAATAATACCAGGTTCAAAGGTGTTATATCTCTGACTTTCTTCTTCAAGAGCAGCAAACAACTCCTTATCCCTAGTGGCTAACCTACCTAACCCCGTAGCAAAAGATTTAAGAGCACGCAGTCCTTGACCATCATAAGAAGCTACACGAACAGTTTGTGGAATAGAGAACAACTGACCTAATATAGCAAAGGCAAACTTAGGAACCATCTTAGTAAGATAGAATAGAGTAGTGAGAGCCTGTTGAGAAGAAGCCCCAACACCTGTATCACTCTTGTACTCTTTCCCTAATATCTTTTCAGAGATAAACTGTGCTGCTTGATTAACAGCATGATTCATAGGATCAGTAGCAGGTTTCAACAAATCTTTATTCCTACCAAGAGCATTGTTATAGAGTTGTTGAATAGCATCATGACCAATAGGATCTTTTGCTTTTAGATTCAAATCTGTAATATAAGGATCAACATCTGTCTTGATGATGAGAGACTTGATGTTATTCTGGAAGTCTGCCATGCCTGCTTGGATACCATTCTTAAAGGAATGGCCAAGTTCTTCCGGGGTCATAAACATCTCTGACCCTTTGTAACCTTCTACGTTAGTACGGAACTCTTGGTGCTTACCCATCTTACCACCACGTTGTTCCATCTTGTTTAACAAGTCGGCACGAACGTCTAGTATCCTGTTACCAAGATCAGTTTGTCTTGCTGTTGCTGCATTGTAAGCCTTCTGTGCAGCAGTAAATTCCGTCTTTATTTGTGCAATACGAGCCTCTACTGCGGGATCATCAATTCCCGACTCATACAACACATTTTGTTTTTCTACTAGATCTTTCAATTCCCTAGACAAGATAGCCATCTTACCTTGATGGCCTTCTGCTTCCCCTCTAGTCTTACGCTCAAAAGCATCAATAAAGATGTCAATCATCTGAGCATTAGTTTCAGGACGTGGAGAATCCTTAGTCATCACATCTGAAATTTGTAGATACTTTACATCGCCAAACTTCTGGATAAATCTCTCTGCTGCTAGACGAGTAGCAAAGTATTGTACGTGAGCAAGAGTTTCTCCATACCCAACCTCAACATGGAACTCCCCTTGACGAGCAGCAGAATAATAACCTAACACTTTCTCGGTAAGATTCTTTTTACCAATTAGAGGATTCTCTGGATCTAATATAAGCAGACCCGTTGTCTCTTGTAGATAACGTGTCTCATTAAACTTAGCAGTCTCCATCCTAGCAATAGCTCGATACAAGACCTTTTGCTTTGGAGTTAGATGAGCACCATTCAAGTCGAGATTATCTTCATAATCTAGCTTACGGAATCCCTCTAGGAATAGATTATGTACAACGTACATGTCCATATTAGAAGCATTCTTTAACTGCATATAAACAGAGTCAGCACTCTTGATCTTAGAGAAGGTATCAATGAGTTTCATCTTAGCACCAGCAAACTGAGTGCCAAACATAATAGTATTGTGAATATATTCTGCTCTATCACTAGCCCTACGGATGTACGTATGCACTTGCTGGACAGCAGGGTGCTCTCTAAAGAACTGAGCAAT